TAGTAGTAGACTCCGCAATTACAAGCAGTTAACAATAAAATGATTTCTATAGCTAAGTTAGCTGTGTGTGTGAGTCTACTACTATGTATAAGTGCAACTGAGCACAAGCCCATTTTGCTCAATTGTCCACATTATGGTGTTATTGGGGCTGAGTATGTCTGGGGGACTACAAGAATTGGACACTTCCCACTAGATGAGGTTAAAAACATGGTATTTGAGACAACATGCTCTTTTGGTCTACCTGCACATGACCCTATGACACAAATGAAGGTGATAACTTGGAAAGAGAAGGAAACTCATGGTACTTCAGGGGAGTATTTTGATAAAGTTGCAAGTCACACAGAAACAGAGGGTGACTTTAAAAGTTTATGCACAAAAACTCATTATTTGACATATCCCTTCAAAAATGGAAATTCATACTGTTTGAATGTCCATTGTAATCAAACACTATGTGATGTTGAAGTCATAGTTATTATAAGAGCTGTCCACTGCCTAACACAAGACATGTGTGTACTTTACAGAAGCAATATTAAAATACCAATTATATTTAAGAAGACTCACTGTATCAAATCGATGCTGAATGAAGGAAAATGTTTTCAACCAGATTTCACAATACCCTATAGCCCAAAAATACACACTAGGATGAACTTGCCTGTCCTATGTATGCTTATGCCAACAGATGGCCAGCCAGAGGGGACAAAGGAGATTGTTGGACAGACATCATGCACAGATATAAAGCTGGCAAGTTGGTACTCATGCCTGGTAGGCGATTATTCAATGATCTTTGTACATAGCGATATAAAGATGAGGCAAATAAAACTTAACCTAAAATTTAGGACTAACCCTCAAGGCGATGATCATAGTGATCGTAGATCATCTAGAATTCATATTATTGGGCATAAGAACATAACCACAATAAGCAATAAACAAAACACACTAACAGCCTTCAGAGGTGCAACAGATTATACATCATTATTGTATAATGTGCAATCTACAGACAAAAAACCTACACTGTTTCTAGGCTACACACCAACTATGAGCTGGACAACATGTGGCACAAGTTATGTCCCTGCAGTTTGGAGAGGCCATGTGGACACCTGGGGAAGTGTTATAGAAACAGATGACTGTACCATATTTTGTACTCTTGCAGGTCCGGGTGCAAGCTGTGAGGCATTTTCTAGTTCAGGGATCTTTTCACTAAATTCAACAACATGTCTTATTCCACATACTCATAGGTTTAAAGGTTTAGGAGACCAGGTTACTTTTATGTGTCAGCGGGTAGACTTTGATTTAGAGTTTTACTGTAATGGTAGGCATAAAGTCATAAGAACAAAGACTCTTGTGATAGGTCAATGTATACACACATTCACTAGCTTCTTTTCACTGTTCCCAAGTATTGCACACTCACTAGCTGTTGAAATATGTGTTCCAGGCTTCCATGGATTCACAGCAGTTTGTCTCATTACAACATTTTGTTTTGGCTGGTTGTGGATCCCCGGAGCAACATGGATGGTATTACAGATACTGAAAATTATAGTCCTTTTTATAACAAATAGTACTATGGATCAGAGATTTAAACGTATTTTGACAAAAATAAAGGCAGAGTATAGGTCTACTATTGGTGATACAAGTTGTGATTACTGCAAGCATGAATGTGCAACAAATTTGGAGGCAGACAACCATATTATGTACTGCAAACAAGGCAAATGCCCTTACTGTTTAAATGAAGTCTACCACTCACCTGCTGCTTTACAAGAACATTTTAAAATGTGTCCTCTCACCGATAGATTCAATAAAACAATAAAAGATCAAATCCTTAAGACAAGCACGAAGCCACATAGTAGCTTGTATAAAAAATTATGTGTGTTCAGATATACCAATAGATGCTACATCTTTACAGTATGGGTTACACTTTTATTTTTTCAGCTTGTTATCTGGGCTGCAAGTGCAGAAGTGATGAACTTGGAGCCAGAATGGAATGATAATGTCCACGGAGTTGGTGTGCATAAAATGACAACAGATGTTGAACTAGATTTTTCCATACCTTCTTCCTCAAAATTTACATATAAGCGATTCTTGGAAAGCCCTGTAGGTGAGACTAAGATGCAATTTGCCTTAAAAATATCTCAACAGAAAACAATAGCATCAATTCAAAAGCTAGGTCATTGGGTTGACGCACGCTGGAATACTAGGACAGTGTTCCATTGCTATGGGGCCTGCTCTAAATTTGAATATCCGTGGAAGAGTGCAACATGTTCGAAAGAACATGATTTTGAATACCAAACAGCCTGGGCGTGTAACCCAGGAGATTGCCCTGGGATTAACACAGGATGCACAGCTTGTGGCCTTTATCTGGATAAACCAAAATCTATAGCTACTGTTATAAAGCTCATTCAAATAGACTATGAGAGGGAAGTTTGTGTTCAGCTAGGTAACTATAATGAGTGTAAACGAGTTACTGGAAATGACTGCTTAAGCACAAATGGAGTTAAAGTCTGTCTTCTAAGCACCACTGTCAAACTTGGGTCAACAGACACATTAGTTTTCTTTGGGCCACTTCAAGGAGGTGCAGTTGTTTTCAAAAATTGGTGCACGAGTAGCTGTGTCTACGGGGACCCTGGAGATGTCATGCTAACAGAAAATGGGGAATACAACTGCCCTGATTTTAATGGAAACTTTGAGAGAATTTGTAGATTTGCACAGACTCCTGTTTGTGAGTATGGGGGTAACACAGTTTCAGGCTATCAACGATATCTTGCTACTAAGGATTCTTTTTTCTCAATCAATATGACTGACCCAATTCTAGAGAGGAGCAAGCTTGAATGGTATGACCCTGATGCAACATCCCGTGATCACATTAATGTTCAAATAACAAAGGACCTAGATTTCGAAAACTTGGGTGAAAATCCCTGTAGAGTAACTCTTAAAGTCCTGAGCATTGACGGGGCATGGGGTTCAGAGACAGGATTTTCACTAAATTGTAAAGTCTCATTGCTTGAATGTAATAGCTTTATTACTGTTATAAAGGCATGTGATAAAGCCATGTGTTATGGTGCAAGCTCACAGACCCTTCAGCGTGGTGATAATACAGTAACAATCCAAGGGAGAGGTGGACATAGTGGGTCTAAGTTTAAATGTTGCCATGAAGAAGACTGTGCTGAGGAAGGCTTACTTGCTGAGGCTCCACATCTAGCAAGAGTAAAATCTGTTGATGTTGATACAAGTGAGATTTACTCAGATGGTTCTGGAGAATGTCGGATCACATGCTGGTTATCTAAAACTAGTGAATGGTTCATGGGGATTTTATCAGGTAATTGGTTGGTCATTGTAGTATTAGTGGTAATAATGATACTCAGTATTATGCTGTTAAGCTTTTTTTGCCCAAGTAAGAAACATCAGGCTTAATATAGTGTATTCTCTTATGGCTATCTAATGTTATGGCTTTTCACTAACACTACTAAGCTGCATATATACTAAACTAATAAGAAATCATAAAAAAATAAGTAAAAAAATAAAAAAATAAAAAATAAAAAAATAAAAAAATAAAAAAACAAAAACAATTTTGGGTAATAACCCACTTCTGTGATTCTTTGTCTTTTGTTCTTGCGGAGTCTACTACTA